CCAGCCGCTCTCGTGCCAGGCGATGGCGAGCAGGAGCATGGCGGTCCGTTCACGGGCTCGTGCCCCCCCAAAGGCTGGGGGTTCGGACTCGGCTACGGCCGCGATGTCTTCGGCAATATCAGCGTAGCGGGAGGCGGTTACTTCGGGCAGTTCACCCGGTTGCCGCGGAAACACCGCTAGCATTACGATCAAAAGCCATGTTGCCATGGCTCACGTCAGTTCCCGCCACCAAAGTATTCACCATCGATGACACCGATTTTCCAAACCCTATCTTTGGGTTCATTCGTAAATTCGGTATCGGGGAAGCTCATGATTCGAGCCTCCGCAGAAGTGAATAGGAAGGTACCATTAATGTCAGCCACAACGAAAGGCCCGACACCGGCTCCCCCGATGGTATCCTTATCTAGTTTGTGAACCGTGGCGAAAATTGCATTGATGGGGGAAGTCTGTTTCAGGGTCACTTCAACGATGTAGACCCTTCCCGCACGTTTCCAGAAAATACCTTCCCCATCCACTCCAACCTGAACGTCGAAGGTTTCATCCTTTTTCGGAATCTTGATTGCGCCACCCTGGCCAAAACCGCTTAGGGGAATCCCTAGAAAAGCGGCTTTGACAGCATCAAGCATGTACGTTGCCATGGGATTCCTTAGACGCTGAGAGTACCGCTGATTACGACAGCGTTAATCGCCCCGGCCATCTGGGCCGTAAAATTGACATCAGGAAGAGAACGGCTCGCCCTGACATTCGGAGGGATATCGGCAACCTTAGGAACGGTGCAAGTCGGGGCCGGATTGGCGGTTAGGAAACCATTCTTGACCCCAATCGCGAGCCTAGCAAGCACGATACCTTTGATGATATTCACACCGTCATCCGTATAAGGGATCTTGCTTTGGCTATTGGCCGGATTGTAAAGGGCCGCGAGGACGTCTCCCTGAAGATTGGCAAATAGCCAATCCGAACCAACGATTTGATCGATATGCTCCCCGTCCGCCATCAAATCTGAGTAAACGAAATTCAAGCCCGAGACACCGACATAGATATTGCCGCGCTTTGCCTGGATCTTCGTAATACTCGAATCAGAAAGATTGTCGATCGTAATACCATTCAGAGTCAGGAAGGCCCAAGAGGTGCCGCCCGGTTTCTGCGCACCCGAAGCGAGCCCCTTGGCCATCCAGGCTACGGAACGATAAGAACGAATCCTCTCCTGAGCAAAGATCGTCGTGCTACGGGCGTAACCAGCCGTTTTGAGAGTCGACATGATGTCGGACGCGATGGCATTATCCGCGCAATCACTATCCGAAGTCTCCCCGATGAAAACCTTATGATCATTTTCGAGGGGGCTTGCAAGGGCAGCAATCTCGGACGGGGCGCAAGAATCGATAACTACCCCGTACCACGTCGTCGCGTCTACGGCCTTGACCGCTGCATAATCCGCCGCGATGCCGCCATCCAGGGTCGTATTTGCGACTTTGAGATCGGTAAGCTTCGGTAGCCCTTTGATATCGAAAGGCACCCCGGCGACACTGGCCGTAACCGTAACTAGGCCGGTCGAACCATTGACGGTTGCCGAACTATCAGCGAGGGCATCGATCGCAGTCTTTAGCGCCGTACCGATGATTACAGCAGTATCACCATTTTGGACAACATAGGTGATATGCGTTTCAACATCCGAGGCATCGATATACGTCAGGCTGTATGTGAAGCCCTTAGTCAGATTCAACGGCAGGAGCGTGACAACCATTGTCCAAACGCCGGTACGACGTCCGAGAGCGATTTGCGTGGGCCGAGGATTCTGTGCGAACGCCGCTTGCACCATTTTGTAGGCCGGATCCGTAATGTGGAATCCGTCATCAAGCATTGCGTCGGTGGACGTATAGAAATCGAGAACGTTAGGCGTCCGGGTATGATAGGCGAGCAGGAGAGGAATACCGAATCCTGGAACCGACGGGAATACCGTTTGTCGGGTAATCGTAACATTGACGATTTGATCAATTAGGCTCATGAGGGACCCACTAGGGTATAGGGAATGATTTTATCGTCAATCGTTCCAGTACCAGTGATCTCGGCAATATACGGAATCGCGGTTGGATCCGTCTCTTCTAGTTCGGCCGTTAGGAAAATATCCAGGGCCGCCATGCTTGCCATGTGCTCGTCAACAAGTGTATCGAGGGGGATTACCGCGCTCGTCCCCTGCAGGCCGCAATCGATGGCATTCAGAGCATTAAAAGCCAGTTCCCAACGAAGCCTCGTACGTACCCTCTCGAGATAGGCCCATGCATTCTCAGGATCGTTCTGTCGGAATGTTTGAACCTTGACCCTCAAGGGGAGATTGCGGATACCTTTGGCAGTTGCGTCAAAATCCGTATCGGTGGGATTATAGACTAGATCCAAGTTATCACGGCCATAGGTGGTAGTGGGGCCAAGCGTGAGAAGAGCGATAGCCCTTTGGGTGACATCGATATGCGGGCGCGGACGATTCTCCCAAACCACCATGCCATCAGATAGCCCGGTAAGGGATACGAGGAGGGTCCTCAAACCGGCTTCGATATCAGGAAGCGTGGACAACTTTCCCTCGAATGCTGGAACGAAGTTGCCCGGTATTCACGAGGGCCGTTGCACTACCTTTGCGCTTGGCCGTGCTAGGAGCATTGGGAGGAGGTACGCCCTGGGCAATACCCTTCTGCACTCCGCCCGCCGCCCATTGGGCCACGACATCCAATGCGAGAGTAACCGCTACTCCCTTGACGATTCGTTCTCCAGCCTTTTTCAATTGGGCGGAGATTTGTTCACGGTTAGCATCAAACCATCCTGAAAGGAAAGGCCTGGCAGGAATTCGCTCCGTACCAAATTCATTGTACGTCGCAACGTCCGCCACAGTCGCGCCGCCTTCGTACTGAGCCGCGCCTTCCTCCGCGTGGACACCTACAGTAATTGCCGCTTTGCTTTCTTTGCAGCGCTGTAGGAGGGCCTTCAAACCCTTATCGGTATCTTTGACGTCGCTCAAAATACACGATCCGCGAAAGTGATTTCTTCTCGTAGCTTTTCAAATGCGATTTGATACGTGCTGCTCGCTTTATCACTTTGAAGGCGAGAGGTTTGCCCCTCAGGAGCGCGGGCTAGCATGGCCGCAGTCAGGAACCCATGACCCTGATCGTAGTATGAGGCCCAATAGGTTTGTCCTAATTGACTCGCGGCAGCGGCTAGCATGGTATCAATCAGGGTTGTCGGGATAGCCGAAAACTCTGGGAATTGAGCTAGAAACTGCGTTCGGGTCACTTACCCTTTTTGGGTGCCGGCGCGGACCATTCCGTGGCATCTGGGGCAGGAGGGGGCGGAGGGGGAGGCAATAGGGAAGTAATACGGGCTGCGATCTTCCCCTTGACATCTACCCTAGACTCGCTCTTTAACCACATTTTGAGGATTTCGATATCCTGGCAGGTTTGAATTGCCGAACCTGCCTTTTCCTCATCTAGGGCCCCTAGAGACATTCCTTTAGGGGCCGGCATCGGTTGATTCCAAGGGACTAATTCCCCTGCCTTAGCCGAGGGACTCGCCATGATTTTGGCGTGCATTCCGGAGGGCAATTCGACGCTTTCTCCCGGCAGGAGTGCTAGAGGATTGCCAGCGGCATCCGAAAGATGGTGAATCCGGGCCGAAATATTCTTGACGAGCATTAGATCGAATCCGCGTAAACGGCTGCAAGGGGGTAATGCCAGGAAACGCCACCAATCTTGCCGTCACAAGGAATCGAAATCTTCAATGCCTTGGGCTGGGGGGCATTCTGCGTAAATTCACGCATCATCATGAATTCGACAACTTCCGCATCGCGGAGGTAGCAAACTGCACGCGGCCCGGTAAGGCCGGCATCGGCCGTTTCCAGGAAGTTCCACTGATCAATGTTCTTCACGTAGAGGCTCGTCCGGAGGAAAACCTTCCCGACCGGTTCCGGAACCAAGTCCGAGAAAGGCTTGGCCATAACGATCTTGAATTTGCTCGGCGGCAAAAGAAGAGTATCCGGGCGCCATACCGTCTTACTGGTCGTAAAGACGCTGCTTTCGAGATACTGAAGATCCGAAAGGATCTGGCTAGACGTTGCAGTATCCCACGATCCAATGAATCCGCTCGTAACTCCGCCCGTCACAACGGGAACGTTCGAGTTATTCAGGAAGCCGGGTAGGTTCGCCGGGGCATCGCCTTTGGCCGCAACCTGCTCGACAACGTTCTCCCATGCGCGACGTGCTGCAAAGGCATATTTCGTATCGAGATTCAACCCACCGAACTGCGATCGCCGGATCTCGTCTAGGGTGTATTCGTAGGCATCAAACACAAGCTTGGGCTTGTGCAAAACCTCTTCACCCTGAACAGTCACAACCGGGAGATCGTCGGCATGACCATCTCCGATTTTGGCCATACCGAACCAATCATAGCCACGCTCGGCCCACGTCTCTGCCCCATCCGGGACCTCACGATTGAAGGGAATAAAATCCCTTGCCCGGAGATCGGGATACTTCTTATCATAAAGCCGTTTGATGATGTAGGTAAGCTGGCGCGTGAAAGCGCCCGTCTCACCAGCATCTAGGCGATTCGCAACCGCATGCGCGATTAGGGCGGCGCAAGTCTTGGCGTCAGTATACCAGGCAGAGTTACGCATTTCTTATTCCCTTAGCTCGCGACGGAAACAATCCAGTTAGCGCCATCTGACGTATAAGTCTTGGCGATTGAATTAGTAGATAGAGTACCGGCAGAAGACGGAGTGATAGTCTGACTATGCACGGTAGACACGGTAATATTGTGCGTTGCAGAAGCGGCCCCGTAATCGAATACGCAAACCGATTCCCCATGAGCCGCGATGGCATCGGGAAGAGTTACCGTAATAACTCCTCCCGACGGATCAACTTTGACTAGTTCTCCGACAACGGCGTGATAATCTGCCGTCTTAACCGGAGTAACATTCCAGAGAGGACGGGGAATCATGCTTCAACCATGACCCAGTTCGCGCCATCACTGGTAAACTCCTTACCAGCATGGGCCGTATTCATCGTTGCACTAGACGAGCCATTGATCGTTTGGCTCGACGTCGTGGCGACAGTCACGGCCGTAGTGGACGCGGTGTTATTGAAAATGCGGATAGATCGACCGACAACTCCAACCGCCGTAGGAAGCGTGACAGTGAATGCGCCGCCCGTCGGATCGACCAAGACGAGATCCCCGATGATGGCGTTATAGGCGCTCGTTTTGACGGCGGTCACGTTCCAATCGCCACCGGCGTCCACGGATGCATCCGCGCTCGCGAGAGGGAGATTCAGATCGATTAAGGCGACTGAACCCGTTGCGCCGCCGATGATAACTTTCGCGCCTCGGACTTTGACTGCCGCCGAGCTACCGGCATCATTCCGAATAGTGCCATCCGCGAAGATAGCGAAAACATCATCGCCCGCGTTGACCGTATTCCCGACCTTGGCCCAAATTCGACCCACCTTACGAATCGAAAGAGAATCGTATAGGGCGAAGTTGGGATTAGAGGGTTCCTTAGCCGGCTGATAGAGACTGAAACCCGCCACAACCGAGGACGAGTTAACAGGGAGCTTAACCTTCTGGGCGTAACCCGGAACTAGGCTAGCCGTAGGGCCAGGAGTACTATCGTAAATGACCGCGACGCCGGGCCCGAATCCAGCGGACTCAGAAACCACGACCGCAAGATCATCAGCTGCATAGGCAGCGTCACCCGGCATACCGGCTAGGGCCGGAGTCTGAAACTGCGTAACAGCAGTCTGAGGATAGATTCCGATTCCCATGTTAGGCCTTCGTGACTGCTAGAGGCGCCATAGCGCGTTTATCGTTTTGGATGATATTGGCGGAACGCTCGTCCAGGGGTTCGCCCTTGTCGTTACGAGGGAAACCATCCTTATCATGTTCGACTTTGCCGGCGCGAAGCCAATCCTTGGCTTCAATCGAGGGGTCTCGATTATCCGTACGGCGCTTGATGCGGGTCGCGGGCTTGGCCCCACCGTTTAGTTCCATTTCCGGCGGATGATTTCCGGCAGGCATCGTATTAGAATCGATCGGTTTTTCGGGCTGCTCCTCGGATTCCTCTCCGAGAACGTCAGACATCATGGCTTGAAAGGCACCCATGATGAACTGAGGATCTTTACCCTTCAGATCCAGGCCCGGATTCCACTTCGAAAGGGCTTCCGTCATCATCGCGACAGGATCGGCCGAGCCATCCGGCTCAGCGGCTGGCTCTTCTCCGGCATCGCGGTAGAATGCATTGCCCTTCCGGATGTCAGCGAGGAGCTTGACGCGTTCCTTGACCTTAGCCCCGACGGAAGCTTCCGCCGCATCGGCCCTAATTTTTTCTTTCTTGGCGGTTGCTTCGTGGGCGGCCGCGGCGCCCTTCGCGGCGTCCCTATCCGCCTGCAATGCATCGATCGCTTTCTGAGCGTCGGGCCCCTCGTAATCCTTGCCATCAATCCGGAATGCCATGTCGGTACCTTCCCTAACGTTCACTAGGATGTCAAGGCCTTCGTGGGCCGAGTCGATGCGAAGTGCACACTCGGGCCCGGCTCGGCCCCAACCTTCGGGCCCTAGAGCCACATGGTTGTAGCGGATATTTGTTTGGCGTCGATCGTAAGGTTGACCATCGTAAACCCCCGGCTCGTCCACCGTGTCCGCATAGTAACCGGCTGATAATTCCTTGCGCTTTCCCTCCTGGATCGCGTGGATCATATCAGCATCATTCACGTAAACGGACGTGGCCACGCGATCACCTTCGCGCCCGATGCTGTCCGAGACGTGGCCGACTGCTAGATTTTTCCAATTGTCCGCACGGACTTGGCCATCGGCCGGATGTAGATCCGTGACCGCTCGACCCTGTAGGCTCGCCAAACTATTTGGTTCAAACACGTCGTCGGGATGCCTAAGCTCCCGCACGACGGAACCATCAGGGCGCCTGTAATTAAGCACCCCGGCACGCGTCGGGTAAGCCTGGATCTTGAGCCCACCCCCAGGAGTAGAGTCGACCCGATCTAGGCGGAACGCGTCGACGTACAGGGGCACCCAGAACCCCTAGCAGGCTCTTCTGATTAGAGCAAGGTCATTCTTCTAGATGTGGGATAGCCACACACCTACATTGGTAATCACCCCCCGGATGATTCCGCGCCCCGGTGCGCTCGTCCGTGACAGGAGGAAGATTCCAATCTTGAATGGTTCCATCAAGATCCGCATGATCAGGACGGACACGTTCATCATTCGATGTTGACCATTCGTACTTTTGGAATCCTGCGGCTTGTTGTCGGAACTGTGTAAGCTGCCCATTGAATTTGAGGGTTTGATCACGCGCAATCAGATTCGCATGGGATCGGGAAACTTCAAACCGTTCCTGAATTTGCGACCGCAAAACTTCTACTCGGGTCGCATTCTTTTGAGCATCTTCTAGAATCCCCCTCAATTCCGAAACCTGCTCGGCATCAAGTTTCTTGATCAAGGCGAGATTCGTGTCTCGGAAAGAATCAGCCGGAACCCCGACTGAGATTACTTTTTGAGGATTAATAGCAAATTGCCCTTCAAATTGAGGATTACGAATTCCAGGAGGAATTACACGCCCGGGATATCCTCGGAATCCTTTTTCGGCAGCTTCTAGGGCAGCTTTTTCAGAACGGCTTTCTCGGAAAATATAAGGGTTGGTCTGACCCGGATTATTAGGATCTGGATAATCTACTTCTACCAACCAATATTTATTGGTTGGTTTTGCTACTGATCCTAATCCTGATGTAGGGATACCAATAACTCGCTTATTGAATTTGGAGATTTCGTGCGCCAAATTCTCCAGATGCACGGCCGGGATTTTATGCTCTTCCTGGATTTCGATCAGTTTCGCAATGGCGTCGTGGCTATGCGCGTCAGACCGGATAGGCTGATGGGGCATATGATCGCCGGTTTCCCATCCTTCGAGTAATGCCGGTAAGGCCTTAGCTTCGATGGCCGAGTAGCGCTTCCTAAGATAGGCAGCGTACTGATTGGCTAGGGAGATCGGTGGGCGCATTCGAATACGAACCAAAGACATCCGGGAGGCGTTGCGAAACGCTCGTTACGAAAGTAGCCGGCGAAAGTGTGTTCCCTAGGTAGGCTTTTAAGAAAACGAATTTCTTCTACACTTTGTTGCCAAAGAATATTCATTTTTTCTTTTAGAGCGTCATTCATCTTCCGCCTTATGAATCGCGATGGCTACAGCCTGATCATGCGGCTTCCCCGCCTCTTCCTCAGTAGAAATATTCTTACTGATGGCTTCTTTGCTCGACCCTCCGACTAGATGATCCGTGGTCTTGGGTTGGGGCGTGGTTTCAGGCTTTCCGCCTACAGGATCAGTTGTAACATTCCGAGGTTCGGCAGCCCATGAGGGGGAATCATTGGGGTCATAGAGCATATCGGCGGAATATTTCCCGGTACCCCAACGGCTCTTATAGATAAGTTGAGGCGTAACCATCCCCATCGTTTCGTAAATCTGATCCGCTTCTGCCACGGTTTTGCGGGTATCAGCCTCTTCTTTGGGGGATTCCTGCCAAAGACTAGGCCATTCGATTTCGATCTTGCCTTTGTAGCCGGTTGGGATGGCCAGCATGCGGAGAATGCGAAGCATATGCGGCTCTAGGTCGCGCTTGCGATCCGCCTTAATTCGATCGTACCAGATACGGATATCTAGGGCGCCCGTAGCCTGTAGACCGGCCGGGCTTTCCCCCATCAAGATAGCGACAGGGATGCCCGTAGCGGATGAAAGCTTCTTAGCAGCCATGATAAGAACGTCTGAGACACCAGAGAATTGGGTCGGGACCTTTTCGAAACTCTCACCATCCGGATCAAGGAAAAGGGCTCGGGCTACGCCTCGACTTAGATCCATGAAGCTTGCACGCGTTGCCAAGTCGTCTTTACGATTACCGGCCAGCATCGAAATTAAGCCTTTAATTTTGATAACTGCCTGTGAAGCATCTTTCATCATCAAATGTGCGGCGTGGAAACTTTCATCGAAGGTTTGGATTTCATCCCTCAGTGCAAAAAGAATCGAATAATCCCATCCACGATTTGACCTGCGGGTAAGATCATCCGTATCTACACCCCGAAAACGGATCATTCGGGAATGGTGGACATTGGCCGAACCTCCTTCGATACCCCATACCCACCACCTTTCAGGAGAAAGGATGTGCGGGCCATCAGGCATTGCGAAACGAGGATCGAACAATTCCAGAAAATCTAGATGTGTCGGTTTAAAAACGGGCTCATTAGGGGGTCGGCCATCGCATAATCCAGCCCAGATGAGAGAACCCCCATAAAGATTGGCCCAAACAAGAGATCGAAAAAGAACCCATGTAAGATGCATCCGCTCGGATTCTTCAGAAAGAAAACGAGTAATCTTAGGATCATCCGTTTTAATCTCATATCCCTCCCTAAGCATTTGGTAAGGGATGAGAGCGACCACCTTTCGCACGGTGGCGGATTCGTTGTACATGGCGGTTGCTTCGATGGGCGAGATCGGGGGCTTGGGGAGAAACGTTGTCCAGGACGTCGGATCACGGTTGGTCCCGAACCCGGTCAACATATTGACCCAAGAATCGGCGTGAAAGATCGATCCTAACCTCGCGAGAGCAGTAGAATATTTGATCATCGCTGGGCCCTGATATTTGCCATTGCCGCGGAATATAGCGTAGTCGCGCCATGACCACGATACCACGTCAGGGCCTGAGAGATCATATCTACCATGTCATCATTTAAATCCTTAGGAAATGCTTCGAGTTGCTTCATGCAAGCCCAGACGATGGGGTAGCGGCGCGGATCAGGCAGGTAGACCATCTGGCCGGCGAACAAGGGAGAGACGGCCTGGCATCGGGCTTCCTTGCCTCCCTCGGGCGAAACCATTTCGATCCCGGGAAGGGTGTCGCGTAATTCGCTTTCGATGGCTGGGCCGTTGGCAGTGTCCTCTATAAGGATGCGTTCAGCCCCGGGTCGGGATGCCGCCATCAAGAGCACCTGTCCTTTAGTTGCTGCAAAATCGATACGTTCATTAACAAGATGTAGAAGGAAGAAATTACCCCCCATCGCCCGCCATGATCCACCGGCTACGAAATCCGAAGTCTGCTTTCCCTTAAAAGCCATATCCCAAGATTGGAGATCAAAACCAGCATCGGGGAGGGTTGTGCAAAGACGTCCCGTGGCATGAACAGATTGTTCAGCATCCCAACATTTGGGGCATAAACAGGGTTCTTCTACAACCGGACCTTTTGGGGCCCAAAAACGCCAATAGGATCGTCGGAAGATACTCCCTTCTGCGGCCTGCGGACGTTGCTGTAACTGGGCTGCCTTCACGTCCTCTGGCATCGATAACTCTAGGGATGTGACGGCTTCCTCTGGAAAACGCTTAGGGAAAAGCAACTCTCCCTCTTTCTTTCGACGATCATAAGGACTAGGATAACTTACCTCGTGTCGCATTGGGAGGCGTAAGTGAATCGTTCCCGGTCGTCGGAGAAGCATCCCAGCAAGATCCGAAACTGCCAGCCGCTGCATGACGCAAACCTCGCGATGGGTTCCCGGATCAGCTTGCCTCGTGACCATCGTGTTAGCATGCCAATCTAAGACCCTCTGCAGGGCTTGAGACGAGACTTTGACGCTCCTGCCTTGGGCATCCCTAGGTTTGATGATGTCATCATATACGACAATATTAGCATGCCTACCGGTACCTTTGGCACCCGGAGAGATGGCGAGCCGAAATCCTCCGCCCACAATGTCGAAATTACTCGCGCTAGCTGCCGTGCGCGTTAGCAAGGAAGGGAGTCCGGTACTTTGCCACCACGGGGATTTGAATAAAGCAAGAATCTTGCCCCCATCCCGCTGGCCTACTAACTGCTGATCAAAAGAAGCGTAAATGAATCGTGATCGAGGATTCCGGAGCCATTCCCAAACCGGCCAATTGACATTAGTAAGGCTACTCTTTCCGCATCCAGGAGGGATATTGATAACTAGGGTGCGGATCTTACAGGCCGAAACGTCTTCTAGAGCTTCGCAAATTTCTTCAATATGCCAATTATCTACGAATTTAGATCCCTCGATTTGTGGCCAAAAGAGTTGCAGACAATCGTGCAGGGTGCCTCGCAGGGCTAGTTCCCTTTCAAGAGCGGCTAGCACGACGCGTCGCCCAGCCTTTCAATTGTTTCCGATCGGCCCTTACCATGTGCATCGTGCATCGCCCGGGCCCACAATACTTGCCCCGGCCTGAACGCCCAGCGCGAGACGGGATGGGGCACCAAACGGTTCCGCATCCGATGCACATCCGCTCCTCGCCCCGGGCAGCGAGACGCTTAGCGGCGCGTTTGGCTGCTTTCCTGGCGCCGTTGCGCTTGCGGCGAGCATGGCCTTTCGGAGAATGATCGTAACGCCTCTCGTGGGCTGCCTGTTCGTCGGGATGCTTGGCCTTCCAACGCTTCGCGGCAGCCGCGTGCTGTGCTCTACGCTTCGGGGTTCGTTCTCGCCATTGGGCGATGATGCGTTCGGTCTCCCGGATCTCTTTGCGGATCTGAGATTCTCGGATCCCAGCTTCTTTGCCCCATGAAAACCCGTGGCGTTCTTCCCAATCCAGATCAATTCGGCTCAAGTTGACCAGCCTTGCCTACGCAGTTCCCCCTCGATATCCGGCGGCGTCCAATCTTCGGGTTTTGTGGGCTTGTTCAAACCATTCGGAATCTTGGTCATATTTGCCCGATGAATTTCGGCCAAGATGGGTTCCGGGTCGACTCCTAGAACAACGAATGTTCCCATGATAACGTATAGGAGATCACCTAGGGCGTCAACAAAATCGGGAAGATCTACATCATGGTGGTAGCAAAGCCATGAGGCAAAACCATCTTCCAAAACATGACGCGCACCAATCTGTATAGGGGTCGCCTCCGCTGCACTCATAAGCTCAAAGAATTCCTCAGCAATGAGAGCGAGGCGCATGCGCATCGTTTCATCCGAAGGAACGGCCGCGTGCCTACCGATCAGATGTCCGTACCGAATGTGGAAGGCTTTGACTTGATCCAGTAGATTCATGTTGTAGCCTCAAATCGATGTCAATTTGTAAATCGCCTAGGAGATCGATTCGTTCTTTTGGGGTTGACCTCTCTAGATACTGATCAATCAGGGCGATGATATCATCCCTTGCTCGACCGACGTTCATTTTTTCACCGGAGGGGGAGCAGGTAAAGCAGTTTGATGAGTGAGCCTCCCAATCTCATCCGTCAGATACCATCGGGCTTTTTCAAGATCCTCGATAGCCTTTCCTTTCTCTCCTGCGCGCCAGATATATTTCATAGCATTTCCTAGGTTGAAATTCATGTGGCGCGTGATTTCGATACATTCCACGCCCGAAGGATGGGCCGTATAATGCGGGGGATGATTCACGAGATCCTTAGTTTTCATCGCACCGTAACCCTTTCACGTAAAAAGAACCTCACGCCCGGAATATCTCGGGGCGGAGTATGTTCCGTGTCCGCATACCAAATAGCTTGTCGGATTTTCGCCTCATCGGGGGAGCATAGCTCTCGTGGCACAGCAAGGGCATCCGTGATCTCGAAATCCCAAACGGCCTTGATCGTCGTCCCCTGGACGTGCACCGGGGCAGGAATGGGGGCGGTCGGAACGATGCCTTGCGCGATCTCGGCGGCGCTTTGGGTGAGCACTGCGACGCGTTCCCGTTCCCTTTCGGCCTTGAAACGACCGATCTCCCCCTTGTAATGATCGATGATAGTCTGAATGGCTTGGGTAGCCGGTTTGAAGTAGGCATCCGTGGCATTCTTCGCGGCAAGCAAAGGCCCCGTGATTGTCTTTCGTTCTTCTTCTTTAGACTTCAGAATAGCCCGGGCCTGTTTGATCATGCTTGCGGCATAATCAGCCGATGCCTCATCTGTGACAATGAAGAGCTTGACCCGAGCCGCAATCTCCTCCCACACATCACCCTCCTTCATGAGGGCTTGTGCGGCTACCCTATCGATAGCGGTCGTAATCACCTAATGCCCCGTTCAGCACGCCATGCCCAGAGATCCAGAAGAAAATTATCGATGATTTCGAAATCTCCCTTAAGCACATCTGAAGGCGCCCCGGTATGAATAGCAAGATTCCTCAGGAGCCTACGCATCATTTGCCATTCTTCGGGTAGGTCTTTTAATTTTTGATGATCCATTCTCCGCACCTCTTGCACAACTTGTGCGTTCCAAGGTCCCCGACATCAATCAAATCATGCCCTTTGATTTGGCATCGTAGATCGAGATACGCATTTACGGACGGATCGATAACGTTCTTTACGAGCCAATCCAGCCATTTCAATCGGAATGTTCCGAGTCCCATTGCTCTTGCCTCGCGATCCACCCCATCAGCCATGCAGTATGCCACGGGGAACCATCGGCTACGGCCGAATAAACCGGCTCAGTAGGTTCTTTGAGGATTGATTCTCGGCCAGCCGACCAAGCACGTAAGACATATTCCCCATGCCTAGTAGGACACAATTCATGATGTCCCTCTGGCCAACCGCACCATCCGCAGCAATTCATTTAATCATCCTATCGGGAATGAATTCATCGGCAACCTCATTAATTGCCTCAGAAAAATCTCGATCGGATAATTCAGATAATCCAGCTGCTAAAAGACGCCTAATAGTCCTGGATCGAGACCACCCCTGTTTAATTGCAAATGCATTAATTGCTGTTACTAGATTGGTACCCAATAAAACTGATGTGGGTTTTGATTTAGGAGGATATTTCACTCGCATAACTCCGTAATCGTAACCCGCCTCCCTGTAGCCTCTTGGATAGCCTTTGCGCGCCAATATAATGAGATTTTTGCTCCCCTATCTAGGCTTGAAAGTGTAGCAATAGATACATGTTGTCCAGATGCATCTAATCGATCACTTAGGCGCCTCATAACTTCTGTGCGCGAGATCCGCAACCGAACTACTTCCTTATCGATCCATTCTGAAAACCTCATAACATTCCCTCGCCTTTACAAGTCTTGCATGGGGACACATGTCCCGAGATATAAATCACTCCTAATCCGTCGCATTCTCGGCATTCGTGTAGCCGTTGCTGGCGCTCGCTCCGGCGCGCTTTATCCAAGAGCATTACGGCGGGAGTGATTGCCGGATCATTCGGGTCGTGGGTGCGAAGCGATTCGAGCAAGCATGCCACGACGCAATAAGGGCAATGCGGATCTTGTTTCGTGGCGTGGTAGTCTCGGCAGTTCATTTCATTCGTCCTAGTTTCCAGAGGCCCAAACCGATCGCATCAAGCACATCGTGTCGCTTCCCGGCCGCCAATGCGGCCTCCGCCGGAGTCAGTACGCTCATGGTCCGACGGCCATGAATCTCTTTGGGGACTTGCCCTTTCCACGTCCTCGGTTCGACCAATTCTACGACGCACCCAATCATTTCAAATCGCCCTTTCAGTTCACCGACTTTCAATTGTAGGGCCATGACATGGGTAGGATTTGCTTTGCTATGAGGATAGATAGTCGGTTGCTCGATTAGCACATTCGGCTTACGAGTGAATATATGAGGGAAAATATCCTGTTCCCATCGTCCAGGGCGTGAAAGTCCGCACATTGTGAGCATGCGAGCAATGAAAAGCGCCCACCCCGTATGGCTTCATGGATCGATTGTCAGGAGGGTCATTTCCTTTTCCCTACGTAACGCTCGGGCTTATCGTATCCAGGCGCGTGTCGAGCTCGATCTGCTGGGCTCTTATATTCGATTTCAGGCTTGGCTAGAACGGCCTCAGCGACATCATTCCACACTTCCTGAATCCACGGGGGAAGCTTATCGAATTCGACGGAGTAGCCTTTCGGATCTTCCTTAGCGCCAGGGATAGCATGGGTGATATGTAGAGTCCCCATAGCTTTCTGAAACGTTTCGTAAGCAATTTTACCTGACATAATCGCCCTTATATCGTCGGCTGATTTTCACTTCGACATCAAGCTTGACATCCGGTAGCCACGGCCGGGATGCATCTACGAGAAGTTTTCGAATCTCCGGGGCTTGTTCTTTGGCTAATCCCTCTGGAACCTCGATCACATATTCATCGTGGACGAAGTTGACGATGCGATTCCCTTTGAATCGTCCTAGGTAGCATTCTTTCGAGAGCCTGAATCCAGCATCTTTGGCAATATCCGCGGCAAGGCCCTGGAATGGCCCGTTGCAGGCATCGGTGAATTTCACACCACCACGGCGGCGGTTCGAAAAGAGTTGCTCAATATATCCGTACTGATCCACGGCCCATTGGATTCGATCAAAATATTCCCTGCTTTCTGTCCAGCGGGTAGCCCAAACATCGTATTTGACGTGCCGCATCATGTCTTCTGAGACATTGACTCCGTAGGAATTCAAGGCTTGATGGCATAATCGCGCAATGCCAGCCCCGCCCGGTGCTCCGAAATTCACTGCCTTGCCAATCTGTCGATGCGTATTCAATGCTGTATGATCGGGATGCTCGTCTTTCTTCGCTGCAAATGCGTGCTC